TTGTGAAGAACAGCATGGCTCCCGAATTTCTTTTTTAAAGCTTCCTGAACCATTCGCTGGTGCGCAATTTCATTCACGGCATATCCTCCTCAATCCTTACCTCTGCCGTATTTATCAACCTTCATTACGTCCTTCCAGTCTCGGTACTTGTCGCGCTCAACAATGTCGGGGGTGCATGGTTTATCACACCCTTTGTTGGACTGCTTGCAGATGCACACCGTTTTGCCGTTGCGAAAGTCGATATATACTTTGATATACTCTACGCCTATCTTTTTTTCCAAAATACCATCTCCTTTCAGATAACGGCAAAAAAGGCGGCAGTATTACCTGTCGCCTTGTTGGTTTGTGTTTTTGCTGTTGTATTGTCTCCTAACGACTGTCGGGATTTAGCGTTTGGGGTTCTTCAAGATAAAAGGACAGAACGAACAAACCGCCCTTAAATCGCATTTAAAGGCGGTTGTGCGCAGTATTGAGTTTCGAGGAAATTACAAGACCTTCTGCCCATTCTTCCATGCCTCTCTCGCTTGGTTCAGGCTCATACGGTTTGCGCATTCTTCTTCGTCGGGGTCTTCAAGCTGAATGAGGTCGTCCTGCCAATTGCACACGGGACAGATATCATCGTCCCCAGCACTTTTAAAAGTATATTTACCACAAACTGGGCATTTATAGCTTTCTCCGGCTTCAACTATTATTTTATTTTCCTCCATCTTTTTTCTTCCTCCTTTCATAATATGCCATTGCACTCTCATGGTTAGCAGTACCGTTATTTTTTACTTTTGCCTTCATATAGGTGCAAAGATTTTGATTCGGAAATCCTGAAGCGTATTCGGTTGTTTTGGTGTTGTATCTTACGACTTTTCCTTTTTTTGTGCTATATCCGATTATATCTCCACCGCACGGCTGTTGCAAAAATTCAATTCCTGCCTCTAAATACTCTTTTTCGCTTGAATATCCAAATTCCCAGCTGTGTTTATTGTGATGCTTTGCTAACAATTCAGGGGTAGAAAACCCTTTACAAGAATCATTCTCGCCCTGCGATGATACCGGTCTTGGAGCGTTTGCATTACCGGTACTCCCTTGCTTGCCTTCTCCGGAGCTTTGTGTCGCTCCCGTCTGCGCATTTGCTTCAGCACCGGCTTCAGTAGCTTTCGCTGCACTTTCTTTTGAGCCTTCGGACGTGCTTTTCTTTGAGCCTTCGCCGGTCGACTCCTCAGAGGATTCTTCGGGTTCTTCTTTCGTGCTTTCGGTCGTTTTCTCACCGGAACTGCTGCCACCGGAGCTTCCGCTTCCGGATGTAAATTTACCGCTCTCGTCCCGAGGATGGTCTGACTCAACAAAGTCGTCCGCTCTCCTATATATTATAACCGATTCTTCGCCGGATGGCAAGGCATTTTCTTTTAATTTTTCGTCTTCATAAGAATTATTTACCTCGTCATAAAGAACCTCGCTAAGCATTCTTATACTGTCGGCGAAAGGAAGAAACAAGTTATCATTCTCGCCCTGAACCATTTTCAGGACTTCCCCGAGGTCGGTCATCTGAGGCGCTACCATCTCCGAGCGGTCGTCGCATTTTATCTTTCCGTCATAATCGGTAGATAAGTAATACATCGGGACGCCGTATTCTTTCGGGAGTCCGACGCGGACGCCTATCGGAGTTAGGTCCTTCGGGGTGATTCCGAATTCTTCCTGAGTTTCACGTATAGCAGCTTCTTCCGGTGTTTCGCCTTCTTCAATGTGTCCTCCTGCTCCGCAGATTTTATAAGGGCAAAACTCGGACTTGCGAATACCGGTTAGCATTCTGCCGTCTTTGATGATAAGGACGCCTACGGAGTTCGGTTCGTCTTCGTCCTTTTTTATCTCATCTGCAACAGTTCCCGGAGGTTGTATCGTAACCGGTGCGGGAGCGGATTGTTCTGTGCCGCCGGACGCACCGGCTTGTTCAAGATTCTTTTCGGCAGCTTCAACATCGGATTCTGTTACTCCGCCATGCTCACCGAATAAGGAGTTATATAAACTGTCGTCATCTTCCTCAACGATATCTTCAACATCAAATTCCTCGTTGGATGCCAGCTTGCGCCGAACTTCGGACGGGTCAATGGACTGCATATCAACATAAATTTGTGCCGTCTGCGCTTTCGTTAATGCTGTGGCGGCTCTTGTCTGTTCGACTGCCGCTTCTTCCGTTTCGCTCAAACTCCATAGCGGATTGAAAGACAATTTGTATTCGGGTTCTTCTTGCAGTTCTCCGGACGAAACACCGGCGCGGTAAATAACATCAAGCAAGTACCGGAAATTTCGTTTGAGCATTAACTTTTGAATTCGCTCTACGAAGTTATAGTAGTTTTCAAGGTCGCTCTCACCGGTTGCGTTCATTCCGGTAGGGGAGCGTCCAAAAAGAATCGTCTGAGGAATGTTTGTCAATGCCGACAGCATATTACAGGTCGACTCAATTACATCCTTAACACCGGAGAATTGAAAGGTTTTGAAGTCATAGGTTTCGCCCTCGGCGTCAATAGCGATGCTGTTTAGCAGTCCCCGCGCCATGTCAATAACTTCGAGTCGCTTCAAAACTTCATTCTCGCCCTGCTCAGTTGCGAGGAGCTGGGCAAGATTCTTCATGGAGTAAATCGCCTGTACGCTTCTTTCAAGGAGCTTGACGGCATCGGTGTGCGCTGTCGTCGTTTCCCTTAACGCTCTTTTAATGCGTACATACTCCGGCATTCCCCAGAACTGATATGTTGATTGAGACACCTGTTCCGGAAGAATACCGTTTTTGAAAACGAGGCACCGGCTCTCATGTACTTTAAACGAACCGAACATACTGTTGACATAATAAAATTCCGGTTCTCCGAAGCGAGATATCCTGTTTTTCTTTCCGTCGTTACCGTAGTCTTGCAAATAGAGGCTTACATAATCCGGCTGTACGACTGCTCGTTCAAATACACGAAGTTCATCAATACTCCGAACATTTTCCCAATCAACAGGGTCTTCGAGTCCTTTGCCGTCATCGATGAGCATTACAATAATTGAACCGCCGTATAGCCTCGCCCATTTAATAGCAGCGGTTGCCTTTTCTTCCCATTCGAGAATATCTAAAGCTTCTTCCGTAAAGGCTACAAGCTCATCGTTCTTAAGATTGAGGTCAAAACCATGCTTTACTGCTTCTTCTGCCGGTGTATCGACGATTTTGGCAAATAAACCATTGCCCTCATAAAGAGTAGTAAGATGGTAATCGGGAACATACGACTCTTGCTGAAATACATATGCCTCGGAGTTGTCTTGTTTCGTTCCGAATTTATTCAGAACATTTGTATATCCATCTTCCCTGTTAGGGCGAACCGCTTTGCCTTTGTTTATTTCATCGAGAACCTGACGTCCTCTTATACTTTCCTTGCTCAATGGCACTCTCATTATAAGTGCTTCCCCCTTTTCTCAGAGTAGATGTTTTATGTCAAACGTGCCGGCGAGTTCGCTGAATGCGGCGCTTGTAGCGTCTACCATGTCCTTGTATCTTCCCATCGGGAACGATTCGAGCTGACTGAGATATGTCTCGTTCCATGCTCCGTATACAATATCAAAATTACCGGCTTGCCATTGCGCGGCTACCGGTTCGGCTCTCGCTTCCTTTGAACCGGTTTCGGCAACCGCCTTAACTGCAAAACCGGATAAGAATTTGATATAACTCTGCGCTTGGTCTTTTCCGGCTTGTCCTGGGTCTTTCGGTATTCGGATGTGTACTCGCTTGCGTTCGGCTCTGTCTTTTTCAGCCGTGAGTTTTATCAGTTGTCGGACTTCATTTGCTGCCATGCGGACGTTAATAACATCCGCAACGACATATCTTCCGTTGCTGCGTTTCCCGATTAATACACCGGCGGTATAAGCGGGGTCGCCGCCCTCGTCTTCGGATGTTGCTGCAAGGTCCCATCCCCTCGCCCATGACACGACGTCTTCCGGCACGAACTGAAGAATAGAACCAAGCTGTGTTCGTTTGAAATATAATCCCGCTGCCGGTTTTATCTTCCAGTTTCCGAATAAAAGCCGTTCTCGTTCAACAATCGGGAGAGCTTTAAGGTTCGCAAGATAAGACGGGTTCGACTTAAGCAATATCTGGTTATCATAAATCGTACTTGCTATAAAAGTTACCGACTTCGGTTCTCCGAGTTCTTCCGGAGTAACAAGGTTAAATTGCTCAATCAATTCTTCCTTTGTGTCAGCCCAATTAATAATCTCATCCCGTCGAAGCATCCAGCGAATTTTGCCGGAACGCTCTTTGATAGGATAGCCGGTTTCGCTGTCAATCCACCATTCTATGAACTTTGCTACCCAGCTTTCGGGGTCAGGATTGCACGATGCTCTCACATACGGGGTTACACCGCAAGTTGAACGGTTTCGGGAAAGCATATAAAAGAATGTTTTTTCGGAGAAATGAGTAAGCTCATCAAAGTATAGTCCGCATATCTGCGAACCTTGCCACTTATGGACGTCTTGGTCTCGCTCAATATGTGCGAAACTTATCTTTGATATTTCGCTTCCGTGCTTGTCTCTGAATACCCACCGGCTTCTGCCGAGCTGAGGAAAGGCGTTCCGAATGCCGCCATATAACTTGTTGCTCTCGTCCCAAAGACCGCCCTGCGAAAAAATCTGGTTATGATTCTTGCGGAAAAATACCGCACCATAACCTTCTTTGTCTTTCCATCGGACAGCATCAATCAGCATTCCGCTGGTCTTGCCGCCTCCGGCTGCTCCGCCGTAAATACATATTTGAGCAGACGACTGTAAGAACCGTTCCTGCGCTCCTTTTTGCGGCGCAATGATTCTTTTCTTACTCATCGTCATTGTCCTCTAATCCGTTGTCCGGAACATAGATGACAACATCTTCGCCGCTTTCTTCCGACTCGACTTTTTGCCGGTAATCTGCCAAAACATCAGCTCTTGCGAGGCGTTCCAACTCGGCTGCTATTCGGATAAAGTTAGAAATGTCCTTGTCATCCATGTTAGCGAAGTCTTTGTTTTCAAGGGCTTTATACGCCGCATTCTGCAATCGCATTGAGAGGTTGATGTGGCGTTCATTCATCTTGCGCCGCTCACGAACTGCATCTTTGAAGGCTTCTTTTTGGATGTCATTATCAAAAGCCCGACAGCGTTCTTCCCAATACCACTTAGCTTTCCATCGGGAAATTAACGGTCTACTTTTGGATAATGTTTTGCATACGCCTTCAACAGTTCGTTTTTCCGAGTCGCGGTAGGTTTTAAACGCTTGCCATGCTGCTTCCGTTTCGCCTATCTGCCGCTCCCAAAGACGAGGTTCTTCTGCGGATTTTCTTCCCGCCATTCATTCCTCCCTCCTTTGAGTTGTAAGATGTGGCTACACGGCGATTCCCTCCGCTATCGCTACTTTCTTCGTGATTATTGTTGTTACCGGTAAAATAATAGCTTCATATGCGACTTTAAGTATTACCTGAGTAATTCCCATAATTAGCAGCGTTTTCGGAGGCATCGCTCCGATAAATGCTAAAGGAATAAATATAGCGCTGTCCGTTATTTCTCCGAGTAAGCTTGACAAAATCGCTCGCCATGCAAAACCTTTCATGCCCTCATGTTTCTGCTTCATTCGGCTGAACACCTTGTCATTCACGAAGTCGCCGACAATATAAGCAATTACAGAGGCAACAAACATTCGAGGCGTATTTCCGAGTACCGTTTGAAATGCTTCTTGATTTTGCCAATAGTCGGGAGCTTTTGTCGCGATAGCAATTTGAAATATAATCACCATAAAAAGGTTCATGCCGAAGCCGAGATAGCACGTGAACCGGCTCCACTTGTAACCATACACCTCAGAGAAAAGGTCGCTGAGGATGTAAGTTATCGGGAAGACAATCACCGCGCCGGTCATCGTGATTCCGAAGGGTAAAAGGAATTGCTTCGAGGATATTATGTTGCTCACGAGGAGAGCAACGACGCTTATCACCGTTAGGATAAGTTGAATAGTCGAGACATTCTTTTTTTCAATAATGGTTTTTTTCACTGTGGTTTCCTCACTTTCGTTTTTTTAAATCAATAATATTATAGAGCTGTATGACTATCAATATTAAATTGAGTAACCATACGCTCAAAGCGTTAATCATTATTCCGTATATTACAAATAATACCGCTCCTATCGCATTGACGGCTCTTATTTGTACGGGTTCTTTAAAAACAAAGGACAGTAGGACAATTATGGTTGCTACTATCCCTATTACTTCAATCGCCATAAGCGTTCCTTTCCGAAACGAAACCGTCTTCCTTTATCGTTTCTATCGGAAAATGACTGTCGCTTAACACCGTTATCTTTAAGTGTTTGGGGTTATAAATTTCTTTAAATAATTGAAATACAGCATTACAAAGGTTTTCGGTTGTTAATTTCTTCCCGTTTAAGTCCTTTTTAAAATAATGCTCTAAATCGTTGAAGTCAACAATAGTTTTATCGAGTTCGACTTCGCAAATGACCGTTGCCCTATAATAGTTAGGTCCAAGCGGACATAACGCTGTAACGGGAGCGGTAAACTTCATACGTGTAATGCCATCGGCATTGGAGTAGGTTTTCATTGGTTTTCTTCTCCTATTTCATAATTTTATATATCGAGTATTCGTGCGTATTGCGCCCAGACAGCAGCATTATGATTATGTAATGCAACACCATCTATTCTTTTATTTTTGCGATTTATGTTTTTTCCGTTTCTGATTAATGTGTTCCCGCTTATATCAAACCACTCCCCGAATCTCCCCCCCACCGTCCAAGTGGTAGAATCAATCGAGTCAAACTGATATTGTTTAAACATTCTGGTATCCGTATATCCGAGTCCGTGAATTTTTACATCTTTTTTGTGGGCATAGTCAATAAACCACGGGAACATATCTTTATACTTTTTGCTTCGGCTGCTCACTATACCGCCGAGAGATACATACTTATACTCATCGCACATACGCTCGAAGTATTTCCATCCTCGGCTTATATGCCACACGGGGATACATTGTTTTCCGGTACGTTTCTCTATTCTTTTTCTTATTTCTTCAACTTTGTTAATGCCGACTATTTTATCAATGTCAAGTTCAAAAAAATAGTGTATATTGTTGTCATTAATAAACTCAATATACTCATCAACATATCTGCTCCACTCATCTAAGGTTACGGTATGTCCCTTTGTAAAGAACGTAAATGCTCCACTATCACAAAGAAAATCCTTGCACCAGGAGCATCTTGTTAATTCCATTACTTTTTCTTGCGTGCTACTGCTCCCTCGACAAGCCGCAAAAGAAAATAGTATATATGGCGGTTGTGCATATTTTATAGGTTCTATTAAGCTTTCCACTCCCGCAAGATATAGTTTCATCGATTGTCTACTCCTGTATCAAGTGTCGAGCATTTTCGCATATTGAGTCCAAACTTTCAGATTAAGGACATTGAGTTTAGGTCCGTCTATCGTTTTGTCGGGAAACTCCTTTCTTACTTGACGCATTGCATTATTTTTATATTCGAAG